AGGCGTACTCCACCGGTAGGAATAGGAACGCCTGATTCCATGTCGGTGTAATATTCTTCGCCGTTATCGGGGTCCCATTCAACGGAGACTGCTGCCGCACCACCAAACAATGTCTGCAAAACGGCAACTTCGCGAGTAAGTTCCCAGTCGCGTTCGTGTTGTTCAGCAATCAAAAGCTGCTCTTGCAAGCGCTGGCGACGCATCGACGAGTCGTCGGTACCTTGCGGCTGTACTTCGAAGAAAAGCTCTGCGCGGATCAAACGAGACAAAAGGTTGCCGGTACGTGGGCCAAACTTGTCAACAGTAATGCGCGTGCTGCGTTCTGCGTCGTTGGCGTAATCCAACTCCTGCAATAAGTTGCGCGTGAAGTCCCACCATACCCATTGGTGGCCAAGATAGTAAGAGCCGTTCAGCCAGTAGTCGCGGCGTTCTTTGACAAGGTATTGGTCAGCCTTGCGCCACAAATCTAAAACTTCAATTGGTTCAGGTGGGGACCATTCTTTCATGGACCTACTCCTTCGCTAGGGGTACGCCATGTATGGTACGAGGTTTTAGAATCATTTTCACTAACGTCTTTTTTCTGCGATTTCTGAATCTTGGTATTAAGTTTCAAAAACTCAGCTGGGCTTTTAGCAATCACAAGAAGAACCAAACGCTTGTTCTCTCGTAACAGGTAAGCAGTAAAAATAAGATTTGCGCATAAGACTATGGACAAAACTATCATTTAGAACCCTTAGGTGGTGCCACCTTAAATTCTTTTAGATCTTCTGCTGCAACGGGCACATCCGTGGGAACGTGACGGTTAACGTCTTTGAACACGGCAATTGCCTGTTCCAACTCAGCTAAACGCATAGACAACTCGACATTGTGCTTGGCAAGGTTGTCCATTGTTTCCTGCATTACACCAAGCGTCCCGGCGGGCTTCAGCTCGATATTGCGAGCAGACTTGACCATGTCGGCAAAGTTGATGGCGCAATCAGCGCATACGTAGAGTCGTCGGTTTGCGCTTGGGTTTGGATCTTCCGGCGCGTTCTGCCAATCAAGGTCATACCCTGTATCTATGGTTGGCAAATTCGAACTATTGCAAAATGTGCAACAACCCGGCAGATACATATATTGATCAACTACTAGCACAAACTACCTCCATATGTTTTTGCGCTTTCCTTCTCGGTCTAAACGCTCTAGGAACTTTTGGACCCTTCCTTCAGCGCCCGGTTCATACTTTCTTTTTTCTTTCTTTGATAACTCGTATGGCCGACAGCCTAACAAATATCTTAGCGCGTCAACAGCATGGTCCTCGTCCCGGCTGTCTAAATCTTCAATATTGTGACTGTCGTGTCTCATTAGCGGGATAGTGCGGATTAAGTTTTGGCAATTGCTAAATATCTTCAAGCGCACCTCTCCGTCAACGGGGTGGGGCATCATGTATCGGCGCATGTTCTGCCATCCGCCAACTCGAGCATTTTTAGCGCGTGTTACTACAACGCCTTGGGCGTTGTATTGAGCTGCAACAGTCGTGCCCAATCCTGCCACGTTAGAGAATGTGGCTGGGTCGATAACAGAAACAGCAATGTTTTCAGGCTTTCCGTGTTCATTTACACTCATTTTCTTTACTAGGCGGGCTTGCTCAGCGGTAGTCAGGTTCTTCTGATATACCTCTTTGTATATATACATTGTTCCGTTTGAAGGGTCGACCGCACCCCAAAGGCAGCAAAACGGGTTTGCTGTACCAAAGTCGATGCCGCGGTACTTTTGCCAAGTATCGGGTATTGCAAACGGCTCGACGATGTGGCGCGACCGGTCAAACTCACCAAAGTACTGGCCGGAGAACGTGTCCCAGTCTCCCATCAGTTTTTGACGACGCTCCATTTCCGGGAGCATTGACAAGTGCTTTCGGTAACCAGGGTCCACAAACGGGTTATCCATTACGGTCGACGGCACAAATGCGGCAACCAGGTGTTTATCGGGGTCGTGGTCTATCTCCAAGGCCTTAAGTTCCTCAAGATCTTCGGGCAATTCAACAAGTCGGACGATATCGGGGTTTTCGAAGCCATTGCTCACGTCGTAGACGATTGCTTGCCTACCGTAATGCGAGGGTGTAACAAGCATCTGATACAGGAATTGATGGCCTTTATCACCAGGGTTCGTGGCAAACATAACGTGTGTTCTCACGCCGGCCTCAACCATCTTGCGACTTGTACGCAAACGACCGGACAACATCAACATTTGGTATGAAGAAAACTGCGTAGCTTCGTCAAAAGCAATAAAGTCGTATTCTGCCGACATGAACTGGCTCACATCTTCGTCGCGGTTGCAGTAGCCGTATTCAATGATTGATCCGTTTTCGTACCACCAGGCCTTAACGTTGTCGACTGCTTTTAATGCAGCCTGCACCTTGACCTGCGCATACCGTACTTGCGTTCGAATAATGAGACTTCGCCGTAATTCGGGTAACGATGTACGGACGAGCAAACTACGATGTCCGGGAAATGCCATTGACAACTGGTGTGCATGATAGGTAATAAGCTCGGATTTTCCTCCTCCGGCTGCTCCTCCATACAAAAGCCAGTCAACCTTACCAAGTAGGGCGTTTGCTCTTGTTTGGCGCTCGTTTCCAACCAAGGACCATGCAGAAAGATCTTCTTCAAGAAGTTTGAGATATTCATCTTGCTCCGTTGGACTTAAAGCTGCAAACTCATCATCAGTAAGCAGGAGTCGTTTATCAACAGTTACGCTCATCCAGCGTCACCGGCAATCGCCCTTAATCCACCTTCTACGCGACGTTTTGCCTCAAGTTTCAGCTCCTCAAACCGGTTACGGCGTTGATCGGGGCTTTCACTCTCTTGGCTCGAGGAGATCGTCGTCGGTTCTCCCATTTCCAAACGAAGGATGTCGTGCCATACTTTCGCCACTTTTGTGGCTTCTTCGGCTGACTTTACTTCCCATTCTCCCCCAAGAACCCGCAGTCCGTGGTCCGCAATAATGGCTAAACCAATCTCCGGGAGTTCGTCGCGGGTTATTTGACCAGATATTCTCGATAACCCAAGCTTAGCAATTTGATCCTGGCGGATGCGGATTTCATTCGTCGCGTCAAGTTTAATTATTTTTTTCTCAACATTATTTTTAGTAAGTGATATGCGACTTGCAGCCTGCTTGTCCCTTGCATTTTCTTTGGTGAAAATGTGTTCTTGCACCCCAATTAGGTCCTCAATTACATCCTGCACCGGTACTGGATCACTGTCTTTGCGTTTTTGGGCCATGTTGTTCCGTCCTGGTTAATGAGCCATATCTGTAAAGTATTGCATAAATATTACGCTACTTCAGGTTTTGGCTGCTCGGCGTGAAACTTCCACACCTGCATAGCTAGCTGCGCCACCCCTTGTACTGCCGCGTACTCTTGGGCGGTAATTACTTCTGATTCGAATCCTTGTCGAGCTAATTCAATAACATGGCTTGCACCCATAAACATGGCAGCGCAAGTGCGAGCGTCAAGTGGATCTTCCCACCCAGCCATCAGCATTGCGGCAGACGATTGCGCGGTCAGGGTAGACGCGACAATCGACGGGGTCATTTTCATTAACTTTGCCGTTTTTTGTGGAATGTCTGTACTTATCAAGTCAATTCTCCTTTTTTTAATTTCAAATGCTTGTGGGTGTATAACGTCTTTTGCGTGAAATGCGTAGGTATAAACGTGTGGCTGCTTGTAAACCGTACGCCTAACCGGCATTTCTACTGGTTTTGGGGGCGCTTGGTACGTAACTTGCTTGTCTCGGATCATCATCCGTTGTTTGGGTGATAACCCTCCGAACATGCCAAAACGATCGTTTTCAGAGGTAAAACTAAGTGCAAAGTCTAAACATTCCTGTTTGACTTCGCACGTTTTGCAAACTTGCCTGGCTAAAGCAAAATAATCCCGCCCTTGCGGAGCGTCAGGAAACCACAGGTCAGTTTCATAGCCAAGGCAAGCTGCATGTTCGTACCAGTTAGAAGGGTTCTTCTTCGGTTTGCTGGACATTAGATTCCTTTTTGCCGTTGAAGTTGACCTTTGTGATCTCGACTGTAGAAAAAAGCATGCTGGCAGCAATGTCATTTGCAATTATTTCCACAGACTGACCCTGGGTGCCGTCCTTTTTCTCGTAATTGCGCTTTGAAAGGCGGCCAACAACCATAATTCGGTTGCCTTTGGACAAAGATCCAGCCACATTCTCGGCTAAGCCACGGAAACAGACAATATTGTGCCAAGTAACGTCGTCACTGGTGGATTTGTCCTTGCTTCCAATGGAAAACTTGCAGATTGGCTCGCCATTTGCCGAGTATGCAAGCTCGGGGTCCTTGGCTAAGTTGCCTGCAACGGTGATGCTATTCATTATTTAACTCCCATACTGTAGTTTGTCTGCGGTTATCTGTTAATTCTCTTACGCCTGAATCGCGCAACAGACCCATTTCGACCAATTCCTTGCGGCGACTACGCGCACCGGAGGCCGAGAGCTTAAATCCAAGTTTCGCAATCATGTGAATGAGCTCCTCATCCGTCATGGCATTGCGCGACCGGAATGCAATCATTACAATCTTCTGACTTTTTGTCATGGCAACGCTGGCCGCAGCCTCAAAACTGGTACCCGGGTCACTCCAACGTGTCATTTGCCTTGGAACCTTGGTGACGTACTTGCTACGCCCCTCGTCCCAAAGCATCTCCTGATTAGACATTATCTGCCAACTTTCTCCTTAAGCGCTTATTTTGGTGCTCAAGATCCTCGATTTGGCGGATCATGGCTTTCCAATCCTCGCGCAACCGATTCCGGTCCTCAATAAGCTTTTCAATCTCAATACCCAAGTCGCGCATGGCCAACTCGAGATTCGTCCCTTCACTCACAATTAATTCCTTTCGTAGCCAATCTTGCGCCATTTATATGCCGGGTGCTTTTCTTCAAGCTCGGCACGTTGTTCATCACTGTCATATACGTGGATCAGCCAAACGCATGGGTCACCGCCAGCGTCTATTTCTTCCGTCTGAACATCATCAAATTCCAAACCGTCATGGAAATAACAAATAGGAGGGCTGCACCAGCCATGCTCCATGCCATAAGTTGCCCACTCCTTAAAGTCCACTGCGATTCCTCTCGATTGTCGACTTCCTGTCCCAAGTAAGGGAAAACTGCTCAACAATGTCGGCGTGGTTGACTTTCATGTAATCGACGCAGCGCTGACGGATGTAGTTACTCTTTTGGCTCGACATGCGGGTTTTCTCCGCGCCCTTCTCGGTGCCTCGGTAAGCTTGGCTATAACGACGCATTGCATCGGTACAGGCCGGGCAGCGACATTTGTGTCCTACGTACGCATAAAGCGTGCCGTGAGTAATTGGAAACTCTTTCTCCATAATCCTCCTTGTATTATTTTACTTGTACTATACTACACCCATGGGAAAGAAAACGGGCACATCAAGCAGCATTATTCGTAAAAAAGATCTGAAGCCAGCGCAAGAGCTATCTGATGAACAGCTCCTCGCTTCAGCAGAGCGCGCAGCAGCTCGATGGATCGCAAAGCTAGAAAAAGATCGCAGGGCAGAAAAAAACTGGCACTAGAAGTTGCTAGCAACAAACCATTGGTGTATATTCAAGTCACAACTTCAGCGAATTCATGCGCTAGACCCTATTTGTAAGTGACGTAGGATAGGAAAGCGAAAGTGGCCGGTAACGGGGACTGACCCCTTATTTGTCAAACAACGCCGCTGGTAAGTGCCAACTACCTTAAATATGCGATACGTACAAGGGGATAAGCAATACAAAGGTGTCGGCTAGAAGCTACTGGTCACGGCCACCTGTACTTAAGAGTACAAAGCGTGGGGGGGACTAAAAGCCCTGGTCTGCTGTTGGTGAAGCTTGATGGACTGCCGCCCTCGCTTCGCTCGGTTGCCCTCAGGTGGAGTGCGTTAATCACCGAGAATTGTTAGACGTTGCTGCAAATATGATGTAATGGCATATGAGATGAGAGCAAAGACAATACATCGCCTCTAGAGCAATGAGGGCCG